TCGGTTGGTGGAAGTTTCGTAGATTAAAGACGAATTTGTAGAAAGTAGTAGAATGTTAGTTGATTTATTAGACTTGAATAAGTCATTTTGGATGTTTTAGATTATGCTTGGTTTATCTTAGTTGATATGTTTATACAATCAATGGATTGTTTTTCTTCATGGTTAGGGACTCCTGAATTCCCGCTTCGCTTTCATTCAGTCGATTCCCAGATTAGAAGCAACATCCATAATCGGTAGTTTGTATTGGCTTATAATCTAAATTATGTATTTATTATATCACAACTTTTATCATAAATCAAGAAGTGTTTTTCTGAGGGGTATGATTTTGTGTATTGGTATGGGGTCATCTGATAAGAAAATATTTTAGTATTGTAGAAGGTAGTAGTCTTTTTATGAGTTGGATTACCTTCTTCTACTTCCTCGATTCTTCTTTTTTGGTGGAACTCTAAATTTTTTTCGAGATTCATGAAGTTCTATCTCTTTTTGTAGGTCTCTCGCTCGTTTTCTTGCCGTACTTTTGTTCTGTTCGTATTTAATAGCAGATGGTTTTGAGTAATGCTGTCGAGCTCGACATTCTTCCTTGATTCCTGCGTTATCACATTTTCTACGGAAGATGCGAAGTGCTTTTTCAATGGGCATTTTAGAAGAATCAATACTTGGCATCAGGTCTCCAATATTTAGTTCTATCACGATGCACTTTTGTTTGTGCGTGTGTTGGAGTTTCTTTTCTTACTCGAATATCACTCCTAGTATTGAAAGTCCAACCTCTTTTTCTTAGATAGTATATCTGTGAGGCGATATTTGACGGACTGCGACCCAGTTTGGATGCAATATCTTCCGTTGACATATCATTATAGTGTCGTTTCAAAAATTGTTTTTCTTCATCTGTCCATTTCATAAGTATATTATAGACGAAATTTCTGTTCGTGTCAAGAACTATTTTTGACTGGGTTATAGATTATTCTTGACATAAGGTGCGAAAATTGATATAATATTGACATGATAGAAAATATAGATATAAATTACATTATTATTTTAATTTGTGGCATGGGAATGTCATACACCATTGGAAAGCAATTTGGAATAGAGTCTACGATTGACTTTCTGGAGACAGAAGGTATAATCGAGTTTGACAACGAAAAATAGTTCTTGACATCAAGGTTAAATTTTGATATAATTATTTTGTAAGTAGAATAATCTGCTTACTTTTTGGCGTCTTGACCGTGAGGCAAGGCAAAGTAATACTGAAAAGATTATTTGGAGGAAAATATTATGAGTATTGATTTAACTAAATTTTGGCTTGGATTAGATAACAACTTTATGCCGACTTATACGGAGAGTAGTTATCCTAGATATAACTTAATTGAAAGTGGCAGTGGATTTCGAATAGATGTCGCTGTGCCAGGTTGGAATAAAACGGAATTGGAGATAATTGCTGATGGCGAGGAACTCCACATCAAGGGAAACAAACAACACAAACTAGATGAGGGCGAACGATTCCTTCATCAAGGGCTAAGTTTAAAAAGCTTTGAGAGAAGATTTATTCTTAATCCTGATTTACAAGTAAAAGATGTGAATCTACGAGACGGATTATTAACAATACAACTAACTCGAACTCCAAACTCTAAAAGGAAAATATTGGAGATAAAATGAAAGCACTAGCTTTTAAGGTTCGAGATGGAATTAAACATGCAGATGTAGAAGATGTAACGGAAGTAATGATACTGGTAGCAATATCAGCCACTACTTTCTTAGCTTTGGCACCTCTTGTTTAGCAAGTATACGAGCTCGGGGGAGTGCAAACTCCCCCAATTATTACAAAAGATTATGTATTTATTCATGCACAGTGAGGAGACTATGAAAATATCAACAGAAGGAAAAAACCTGATTAAAAAATTTGAAGGATGCGAGTTAGAAGCATATAAATGTGCTGCAGGAGTATGGACTATTGGATATGGACATATCAAAACAGCAAGTGAGGGAATGACTATTTCCCAAGAAAAAGCAGACGAACTATTTAATGAAGAAATAAAGGAGTACGAAAACTATGTGAACACAGCTGTAACCGTTCCACTTTCTCAGAATCAATTCGACGCAATTGTGTCTTGGGTGTTCAATCTCGGTAATGGAAATCTCTTAGCTTCAACAATGTTGAAAGTCATCAACTCTGGCGACCATGCTGGAGTGCCTGCTCAAATCAAAAGGTGGAACAAAGCAGGTGGAAAAGTCTTAGAAGGACTAGTGCGAAGAAGAGAAGCAGAAGCACTATTATATCAAGGAGCAATCTGGGAACATGTCTAAGATTGACTGGAAAGAGAAGATAAGTGCATGGTGGTTTTGGTTTAAAAACCTATTTGTTACCTATTACAGTCTAAAAGTTAGCTATAACGCTACTTGGGGCGATTCAGACGACCAAGAGTTTATAGTAAGAAAATTCATCAAAAAGCAACCCAAATTTATATCATTCATCACAGAAGACGGTGACCGTGTAGAGATTAGTGGTGCTGAGGGATTAAATTATAGGATTCAAGAATTATGAACCAATTATACATAGGTATTATTATAGTGTTGGGATTAGGTAGTTATTACTTATACCAACAAAACCAAGTGTTAACAGCAAACAACGCGGCACTTGAAACAGCAGTTGCTACTCAGGAAGAAGCAATCAAAACAATGCAGAATGATTTTGCATTACAAACAAAGCAACTTGGAGACTTACAGAAGAAGTCTCAAGAAGCACAACTAGAGATGAATAGATACTTAGACATCTTTAAAAGACACAATTTAACAAAACTGGCAGCAGCAAAACCTGGATTGCTAGAACCGAAGATAAACAAAGGAACTAAAAATGTATTTGATTCAATCGAAGAAATTAGTCGCACCATTGATAGCCTTGATGATGGCATCGAGTTGCAGTCTAATCCCAACTAAACAAATAGAAGTAACAGCTAAACCAATGGACAGGATTATTACCCAACCTGTTCTACCAAGAGAAATAGACTTGAAAGAGCCTATGTGGTATGTAGTTAGTGATAAAAACATAGATGAGTTCCATGAAAGATTAACAAAAGAGCATGGACAAGTAGTATTTGTAGCTATGTCTATACCAGATTACGAGTTAATGTCTTATAATATGCAAGAATTAAAGCGTTATATAACAGAACTCAAAGAGGTCGTAGTTTACTATGAAAAAGTAACAGACCCAGAAGCATTAAAAGATGATACAAGCACTCAAAATTAAAAACAGAGAAGTAATTACTCGATTAGATTTAATGGCAAAGACTGTGTATAAACAGCCTGCCAGTTATAATCAAGCACCTAAACCTGACATAACACTAGCAAAACTCCGTGCAGCAATGAAAGTTAACAATGGAAAGATAGAAACAACTAACAATGTAGATTGGGTTGATAGAGATGGAGTTATAGGAACAGACTTACAACGACTTAGAAATATTTTTAGAACAATAATAGTGACAAGAACTGGTAGTTCTAATTGGTATTGGGACAGTTACATGGCTCAGGTACCTTATTGGGGCTGGACTGGTTGGCATAACAACAAAGGAAAAGGAAAACTATTCCTTAGATTTATACACAACTCAGGTCGTGGAGAAACTAGATATGTTTCAAAGGGCAGATACAAGAAGATACCAGACCAACACTCAGTATACAATTCGGACTGGACACTACTCATAGGAGAGCAGGACGGAATTGATGACTGGATGGCAGATAGAAACTATAATAAAAAACCAAGATGCGTATTAGAGTTAGCAATACCTAGTACCAATAAGAAAGCATGGGAAGAAGCCTGTGCGTTTGTTAATAGTGTTCACTAAAATCTGGAGAAAGTGGAGAATCTTTCGCATCATGCAACAAGGCAATGATATATTAGAAACTAATCCTGTAATACAGAACAGATTTGAAGAAAATGAAGATTGGTGTGAACACCTTGAAGATAGAGTAGCTGCTCTAGAGCATTGGGCTCATCCCAAGTGTGGTATTGAAGGCTTCGATGGTTATCACGCTTTAGTAGAAAGAATAGAAAAACTAGAGAAGCAAGTGAATGAAATTACAGGTTAGCGTACACAAAGAACACGATATAGTAGGGCATATACCTAATTTTTTATCTGATGAAGAAATAACTCAGCTTTATGAGATAAACAAGCATAGAAAGTGGCCTTTGGCAGCAACACGATGGAGTGGTTATAACTCCAAAATACGCAAGTGCAAAAAGAGGAGTGGGATAGAGTTTCCATTCTACGATAAATTAAAGAAAGCAGTAGACTTATATAATAAGAATACATACAAGTTTCATCTCTATGACGAAAGGAAGATGCACGAAATAAATATGGTTCGATATGACGAACCAGGAATGCACTTCAGAGCCCATAGAGACTACAGACCTGGGTTGAAAGAAATCCATACAGGAATGACTACTAGAAAGATAAGTCTTAGTATTCAGCTAAGTGATAGTCATGAGTATGAGGGCGGCGATTTAGAAATAGTCGAGAGTTATACTACTCCCGATGTATTTATTGACAGCAAGTGTCCCCCTGATTTCTTAAAACAAAGAGAAACATTTAGACACTCTTTCCCTACGATTAGAGAGAAAGGCTCTCTTACAATATTTACATCAATACATGAACACGAATCTAGACCACTAATATCAGGAAAAAGAGATATTATAGTAGGATTCTTTAGAGGTGCAGGAGCACCATATTAAAATGAACACAGAGCTTAATAATGAAGTAAAGGAAATTGCTCTTGATATACTAGATTTTCCTCTGGACATGAGAGATACAGCTTTTCCTTTTTGGCATGCAGTACCATTGCATCGCAAACATCCCAAACTAGACGACTATATATGTACTTATCCTAAGTGGTATAATCATCAGGATAAATTTTTAGAATTACTTGAACATCCAGTTCATCCAGAGAGAGTACCTACTAAGGTTGTTGCTCTGCATGCAAGGGAGAGATGTATACAAGTACCAGTTAAAGGTATAGTGCAAATATTTTCTTTAAACAAGAAACATACTTCAGTAGTGGTTGGAAAAGATAAACATAACTTAGAACAAACTTTAGATGTACCAAACTATGAACAATTTGATTGGAAAAGACATCACATAACTAACAATGCCTTGTATTGTGATACAGGTTTTTGTATTGGTAATATGTTCTTTCATAGTATTCACGCAGCAATAGGAGCAAAGATATTATATGTCAGATACGATT